TGCCATCCATGCGCCAGCTCGCAAAGTTCGCGGCGCTCACCGTGTAGTCGCCGTACATGACGAGATGATACTGCGTGGCCGCCGAGGCACTGAACGGCGCGCGAAACGGCAACCGCACCAACGCAGCCGTGGTCGTGAGCCGTGAGACATCGTACTTGTCGCTCGTCGCCAACGGGGTATTACTTGGCACGCCTCCGCTATTCGCCTCGATGGTGAACCAGTAGTTGCCGGTGGGGGTGCCGGTCTTGAGAAGCTTCACATCGACAAACTCGATCGGGCCAGCCGTGCTGACCTGAAAGCCTTGCGCGATTCTGACTGTGGAATTGTCCACCGCTGAGCGCAACCCCTGTGAGGCGTCCTCTCCCGCCGTGATGTCTTCGTCGAGGAAGTAATCTTTCGCACGGTGGAACATGATGTTCTTGGTCGTGCCGTTGTAGATGGCATAGACCTCGTACCAGGTTGAGGCCTGTTCGGTGCCCGTGTCCAACCCGCCCGCGCCACTTGCCGCCAGGCTCGCGTCAAGATCGTCCCAGCTCTGAATCTCTTGCCCATCCTGCATCACGATAGCATCGGCGTGGATAAGCCGTACCTGCGCTGGCGCCTTGTCGCTATCAGGATGTGTTCGCAGCGAGAGACCGCGGAAGGATTGCGAAAGGGAGTGGGTGAACAGGCTGTCCCACATGGCCTTCGTGATGCCGAGCACCATCTTGTACGTCTTGCCGCCGGCGTTCTTGGTGCTGGCGCTGGTGCCCTCGCTGGCCCGCGTGATCGTGAGCGTATCGCCTGTGCGATTCGTGACAGTGACGAGTTCACGGTTCGGATCATCGGCAGGATCGCTATAGTCCGTGGCGTTCCACCACGTCAGCGGATAAGTGAAGGTCGAAGGCAGCCGCGACCCGTGCCCCGTCGTCAACACAATGCTCACCGCCGCCGCATCGTAGCCAATGCTCACGGTGACTTTGCCAAAATTTGTAACAGGTGTGGCCATTACCAGCGTACCTCCACTGCGCCGTCAAGTCCGATTGATGCCGGATCGTTTGTCCCGCCTATTTTCCCGCCGCCGACTGAAACCGCGTCACCAACACCTCCACCCGCCGATCCATCCGCCCCAGGAGATCCAGCGAACGCGCTGCCATTTGCCCCCATTCCACCACCACCTCCATCGCCCTGGCATATAACGACACCTGAGAGTAACACTTGACTCGCGCCCCCCGCCGCACCATTGCCGCCACTGCCTGCCCCGCACCCAAAAAACGGATCTCCACCAGCCGATCCAGGAGGCGTACCAGCCGAGCCGATCACAATATCGTAAATCTGTCCAGCTATCACCGAGGACACAGTAACCGCCTTACCGGATGCCCCTCCATTGCCGCCAAGCGCGGTACGTGAGCACGCCTGAATTGAATGGCCCGATGTGCCTGAGTAGATAAACTTTCCACCCGCTGCTCCACTCGCGCCATAATTCGTGAACTCCGCCGTCGTGACTCCTGCGGGGACTGTCCACGTCGTGGCTCCTGGCGTCGAGAACGTTTGTATATTATTCGTGATTGACCCTGGCACTTGCACGGTGACCTTGGCCCCCCTCACCACCGCGAGCCATGATTCATAGGCCCGCTGTTGCAGGCTGGATGCCGTCAGCTCCAGATCGTGGAACAAGTTTACGCCTCCGACTTCACGGATCGACACCCGCTGTACGACATACGTGCCGACCAGGCCGAACTCCGGCAAGTTCACCGTCGCCACCTGCCCGCCGCGAAATCCATACCCACGCACCTGACACCGCACCGTCACGCGAGGCGTCCCCGATGTGGCGAGCCGCAACCGTGCATAGCTGATCCCTAGCAGCGCCACATCTGCCCCATCGTTACTCGTCGGGTGCGTGATCTCTTCGACTTCCTCATAGATGCCGCTCCCGCCCTCAATGGCCGCCCGTTCAGCAATCTGATCGTCATTCGTGCGCTGCTGCGTAGACACATTCGCATCGCTGCCTGTTGGCGGCGTACCGGTCACAATCACCGTTTGCACGTTTCGATAGGTTTCACGATCGACCGAGCTCGTCATGCCTTCCAGCAGCACGTTCGCCTCACTGAGCACCAGCGGCGCATCCAGCACCGTCGTGCTGCGCATCTGCACCGACTTATCGAACTCCATGTAGAAGGTCTGCCCCGTCGCGCCCGCCATATCACGGAACACGTCAAACACTTTCCCGCTGCGTGCATCAACCAGCGGTATCGTGGTACGACTATCAATCGTGCCGATGGTCAACCCTTCGCTCACCAGTTCATTATCCAGAATGGAGTCTACAATGCTTTGAATCGGCGCATTGATAAAGTTCCGTCGCAGCTTGCGCCTAATGAGCGTTTGCGACCAGTCCAGGCAATCGACCGCGTACACGAACGTCAGGAGATCCGTGGATGTCTTCGTCACATGGTCAATCGTCCCGGCAAACATCAGGTAGGAGTGATAGAAGATCCGCACCACGTCGCCGACAACGGGCGCCGTCGTCGAATTGATGATGGTAAAATTCGCCGTGACCGGCTGCCCCACGGTATCCTGAATCTTCAGCGAGTTCATCGCCACTACATCCCGCGCATCGACGCCGTTGATTTCCGTCAAGATCGGACGCAGACCTGTGGGATCGACAATGGCGCCAGGGTCCACCATCAGCGACCCTAGGCTATCCCCTGCGAATGTGCCCGCCGCGAATTGCACTACAGCACCCCCATCGACCGGAGCGAACTGAATTGCTCGTCGCTGACCGCCATCGCAATTTCACGCCCGTTGAGCATGACGTGCGTATGAATAATCTGCCCACTTCCACCAGAACCAAATGCCTCACGCATGAAGTTAGCGCCACGGCTGTTTAAGGGAATGATCGCTTCCGGCCCATGCAACGTCGCCTGTGTCCCGCTGCCGAAGTCGCCGATGCCGCCTTCCTTGAAGCCGAGATTGCCCGTGGCCGCCAAGGCGGCGGCAATCAGCACGATGCCCGCGAGAATGGCTATGGCCCACGGAATCCCAAATACCGTGTCCGCCAACGCTTCCGCAATCGCCGAGAGTACGCCCATCACGAACGTCCCGACCGCCGTCATGACGCCAACCATGGTAGCAAACATCGCGGAGAGCGCTGCCGTGAACGTCCCGAAAAGCCCAGCAATGGCGGTCGTCGCTCCGGCCCAGATCGCCACACTGCCACCCGCCGTCGCCGCTTCTCCCGCGAGGATAGTGGCATTACTGGCCGTTTTTAAGCCGAGCTTCGCCGCTTCGGTCGCTGACAGGATGCCGAGTTCCAACGACGACTGCAACGCCCACTGCGCCGCCAGTTGCACGCCGGTATTCAAGGCCCCTTGCACCACGGCCACCTGCGTCGATTGCCATGCGGCTTTGACGAAATCACCGCCCGTGACAACCGCGTTCGCCACGCCACTCGTCCACGTCGTGACGATCTGCGAGACGGAAAAAGCATTACTCGCCACGAGATCTTGCAACTGCTGTTGCCAAAATGTTCTCACGGCAAGGCCTGACTGTATCCTGGCCGTATCGGCATTGACTTGCGCCACCTGGATTTGATTGATCATGGAGCGCTCTTTCGCGCCCGCCTCTTCCATGAATTTCAGGCGATCAACACGGCCTTTCTCATCCCGCGTAAAGGTGGCGTCCTTGGCCTTGGCGAACGCTTTATAGCCGTCGAGTTGCGTACGAAGATTCTCCAATTCAAACTTCGATAAACTCGCAATGATCTCCTGTTGCACCATCGCGGATTCATGTGCAGAAAGAATCCCCGTCACTTTCTTTTCTTCTATTTGGGCTTTATAGTTCGCGGTGTCCGCATCCGCCCTGGTTTTCGCATCCGCAAACGCCTGGTCGCTCACCCTCAATTGCGTATCTAGCAACGACTGTGATTGCGCCGCACGTTTGGCCGTATCGACCAGCGGCGCAGGCTTGGCCCGTGTATCCGCTTGCGCGGTCGTGCCCGCCAGGGCGTTCAGCCCAGCCAATCCATTCGACGCGAGCGCGAGAAGCCTCGTGATGGCATTCGCGACAAACTCCACGGCAGGGGCCACGAACGAGGCAAGTTGCTGCCCAAAGCGTTTCCAGGCGACCGTCAGATCGTCGATCACGTCGTCCATCGTGCCCAGTTCCGCCAGTTGCCCACTGGACAGCACCGCCCCTAAGCGGGCGGACGCCGCCGCCGCCTCGTCGATGGCCCGTGCCCCGCCCTCAAACGCGGGGATGAACTTCAGCCCGGACCGCCCCATGAGGTCGCCCGCAATTGCGGCCTTCTCCGCCCCGCTCGCCATGCCTGACATGGCCGTGGCGACTTTCCGTAACAGATCGTCCGTACTCGTGACCTTCCGCACATCGATGCCGAGCTGCCGGAAGCGATCCGCCGCATTACCGACGCCGTTCTGCGCTTCCTCCATATTTTTCGAGAGCGTGCGAAAGACCACCACGAGGGAGTCACTATCGAGGCCCACGCGCCCCAGGAGCACATCGTATTCTTGCAGTGTGTCGGTGTTGATGCCGGTAATGGAGGAGAGCTGCGTCAGGGCTTCCGCTTGCTGCCCTGCCGCAATCGTCATCGCAGTCATCGATGCGGCCACGGCCACGAACGCGGCTCCGCCGATCTTGGCGAGATTGCCCAGGCCTTGCCGAAACTTCCCGGCCGATCCACCGAGATCCGTAAAGGCCTTCTGCAAGCCGCTGGCGTCCGCGCCGATCTTGACGATGAGAGAGCCGATGTCAGCCACGGGGGTTCATTCCAAACCGTGCGACCAAGGCGTTATGAATCTCTTGTGGTGTCATGCTTTTTGCGGGCTCCGGTTCACCGAACTTCACCAGAAAATCAGAGAGCTTGAAGGTGTGGCCCTTCTTGGCATTGGCCTGCGCAATCATCATTGCCACACTCGCCGCTTGCACGTCCCCGCGATAGCCCCCGAACGGGTCCAGCCGATAGTACGCCGCCCATTCGCTCAACTCATCCGACGAAATCGAGACGAGCAACTCCTCCACCGTCCGCCCTAGGGCGAGGGCAAGACGGAAGAGGAATTGACGCTCAGGACGGCCACGGAGTTTTTTACTTTCGTCTCCACGTCCTGCGGACGCAAGGACGACAACCGCTGCGCCACGTCGAACACACGATCCAAGGCACTCGCGTTCTTCTCGCCCAAGGCGGCCACGTCCTCTTCTGAGAACAGTAATGCGCCATGCTCATCGCACAGTGTCAACGACAAGAGCTTCGCCCGCGTATTCTCGTGGATCATCTCCACCTTGTTATTGTCCTTGATGCGAATACGCGAGCCTTCAAACGCATCACGCCCCTTGCCGTTCAAGTTCCTGACGTAGACGGACCCGCCCCATTCTGGCACGAACACTTCCTCGATATGCACATCGACGGCACCGAGAATCTGGGCCTTTGTGAGCGCCCCTTTCCCTGACGCATTCATCACACGCCTCCTCATGGGTTATCCAGCGATACGGATGATTCTCACTCCGAGACCAGTCGCGCTGTAGTCAATGAAAAACGATCCCGCTTGATCCCAGCCGACGATGTTACCGGCCCAGAACGTCGCCAGTCCCGTCGTGGCCGGAATGCTGTAGGCCGTAATGTCAGCCGACCGTTTCTGCGGATCGATGGCACTGGTCAGCGTCACGGTAA